AGATAGATGCGTCCCAATCAGTTACAGTTGCGATAACTGCATTACCACCAGTTAGTGCAGAAGCACCATCTAGGTCAGTAACGATTTGAGAGTCCACATTTCTAGCTAGAGCGTACCCAGCGTCATCTGTATAAAACTTCCGCATTGAGTTCAACGCTTGAAGACTTGTTATATCTTCAATCTGTGTTGACCATTCGAAATGTTTATCAATGACTACTGCTGTATCAGTAGCTGTATCAACGATATAAGTAACCGCTGTGTTAGCTGCCTTCGCACTAGCACTATTCCTTCCCGGTGTTGGAATATGGATTGTATCTCCTTTCTTCCCTTTATGGTTTAGGTTTCGTACTAGATTGGCTGCAACTAGATTCGACTTGTAGGTTGCAACTACTTCATCCGACCAAATTTCTGGGATGAAGACTGCACCTGTCGTAACTGTCATATTTGCCATTTTAATTAACTCCTATAAGTTATATTAGCATTTTATTAAACAACCCTACCGTCTGCATAAGCCTCATATATTTCATCTTGTAAAGACTCATATCGACTAGGGTTTTCCATTTTTAAACGGATGAGGTCAGCTCGTCTGTACGTCTTACCTCCTCCTTTTGAGCCTGAAGATGTTCTCGATTCTGCTGTTCCTGCTTTAAGAGCTTCTTTCCTATCAACTTCTGCTTTCTGCTTGACTTCTTGAGTCTTACTAATCATAGACCTATCTTTCCAGTTGGTCAATAACTCGTTAGCAGCGTCAAAGTTGTAGGAATCGGCTGCTTGAAACATTTGCATACGAATCGGACTACCTTGTACCCATTCCTGAAAACCTTTGTCCTGTATGACATCAGTAAAATCAGGATGTGTTTGTTCCAACTGTGTTTTAGCTCCGGCTTGTGCCTGTTGAGCTTGAAACTGTTGAAACTGTTGAAACTTAGGGTGATTGTCTATGATTTTATTGACAGCCTTATTAGGGTTATCAAAAAAATCCTCGCCAACATTATCTTTAGCTTCTAATGGAGTGTTATCTTGCGGATTTTGCGTCCTCGCCACTTCAGCTTGTAGGAAACTATCGGATAATTTTCTTAACTCTCCAACTTCTTGTGCTTTACGACCAAGTTCTTTTTCTAAGTTAGTATAACTATCTATAATCTCTTCTGTAGACTTTCCGGCAAATTTAGAAGGTATCTCTTGAGTTTCAGTTGGGGTTTTAGCTTCCGCTTCAACATTATCTGCTGCTTCACTCTGTATATCTTCTACACTATCTGTTATCGTACTTTCGTCTATATTGGAAATTTCAACATTTTCTTCTACTACTGATGATTCTTGGGAATCAGCGTCCACTACTATATTACTCATAATTGTCTATCTCCTCCGCCCTCTTGGGGTTATGAAGTTATTAAAATGGTGGAGCTATATATCTAGTTCTTCCACCGCTCGTTTAGCCGTATCCTCCAAAGACAACATCTGTCTTAGGATTGACAACTGACCCTTAGCGAACCAAAGGTCTTTCTCAGACTCTATTGAGTCTAATTTATTGTAGAGTTCTTCGAGATTCTTTAATTCTTCAATTAAGTCTCTCCAACCATCCTGTTCTACTAAGTCTGTTCTATCTCTGTAGAATTGTTTAGTTTGGTCGTCTACTGGTTCTTCTTGCGTTTGCATAATTTAAAGCTGTCTCTGATTTAAGATGTTCTACTTCAGGTATATTCCTTTGTGTTTCTGAAATCTGCTTACCAATGTCAACTTTCATCTTCTCCATCTCTATTAATTTCTTCTGTAAACCCATAATTCTCTCTTGCATATCCAGTTCGCTCTGTGGCTGTGAAGCTCCTGCATCTGCTTGATGCTTCATAGCTCTCGCTTGTTCTTCCTGTGCTTCCGCTAATGTCTTCTGTATATCAGCCTTAGCTTGTTCCATTTCTAACTGCATAGCCATCTGTTGCATCTGCTGTTGCTCAGGATTAGGCTGGAAACCTTCCATAAGCGATTGTACCACTTGGTCTCTATTATGGATACTAGAGTTCTGAAAGACTGCTAACAACAAGACATTGAAAGCGGGAGAGTCTTTCGGAATTGACTGGAGCATTTGTACCATTTGTTGCATTTCGAGCTCTTTAGCCATAATACCCATAGTAGAGTATGGAACGAACTTATAATCGGTAACAGGATACCTGTCAACGTCAAATTGTATCTTACGCCACATACTCTTATTAATCATAGGTATGAGGAATGTATTTTGGAAATTCATTAATGTACGCTTCTGCCTCTTAATAGAAGCAGATTGAATCATAGACATACCACTAGATGTAGCTCTGTCAGGTGTTCCCATATCAGCAGAACCAGTACCCATTTGAATCATATTCTGTAGCGAGGCTACTTGATTATAAGTATGTTGGTCTGTCTGACCTAAATTCAGAGGCATAATTGCCTGTCTTGGGTCTCCATTAGTAAGAATAGTCTTACCCGGTCTGACCTCTAGTTTTATACCTCTCGGTAGTCTAGTAGCGTCTGCAGCTACCATAGGAGCAGTAGTTAATGCTAGAGAGTCTATTCTAGCTCTCATTTCAGCATCTAGAGCTTTCTGTGGATTGTATCCTTTCTCACAAACGCCTCTACCCCAAAACTTATTAGGTACTATATCGTGCTGATAACTGACAAAAGGTCTATCAATCATCATAAACGGATTCTCTTCCGCTCTTAGAATATGCTCATCGTTAGCTATTGTAACAACTGCTTCGACTAATTCATCTTCATCATATTCAAAATCATCCTTATCTATTTTAGCATTAAGGAATTTTCTAGGTACTTTACCCCAATATTCACAAATCTTAATTTGGTCCGAAGCGTCTCTATTTATATACTCGGGGTCATAACCTATTTGAATGACATCTTCATCTGCCTGTATATCTACTTCTCTGTATATACCCTTAGACATCCCTTCAGAAAGGACATAACGTGGCTTATATACTTCGTGTGCGACACCTAAAGCCTCATTTATTGAATTAGCACTAGGGTCTATAATAAATTCTTTTGGTGAGACAGCCTCTACTCTTACATCTACGCTAGTATATTCTTCTATCTCCCTAGCTGTAGTAAGTGTACCTTCTACTGGTGTTTCAACAGGTCTCCTCTCAACTCTCTCTTCTGTGATTATCTTAGCAATTCCTGTTCCATATACTGCACCGTTTAGAAATACTTCACAGATAGCATCTTTAGCTCCAGAACCCTCTAAATCTTCTTGTAATAAGTTGCGTATATGTTCTACGTCTTGTTTATCTTCATCTAATTGGTCATCTTGTATATCAAACCAACGCCCTCTGCCAAATGTGGCTTCTTCGAGCTCTGCGACACTAGCCTCTACTGCTTGTTGTAATGCTGGAGTTATAATCTTGGACTTTTCTGATACTCGATTTCTATCTTCCATAGTCCACATACCACGCCATAAACGATAGTATTCATCCCACTGTTTCAGATAATTATTATCTCTATGATTACGCCATTTCTCTAGACGACCTGAAAGCCATCTAGCTAGTGCTTGATAATCATTTTCTGAATCGTAATTTTTTGCCATTAATATCCTGCTATTTCATCTAAAGGTTTCCAATCTTCTTCTAGTTCGATAGTGTGCATAAAATCTGCGACACTTACTTGGTCTATGTACGCTAACGAGTCAACCATATCATCGTGTGTACCACTTGTTGGAAATTCTAATAATTGAGATTCAAAATCTCTATTCCAAGGACCTCTATTAAATGTAATCTTACCGTGCTCCATTCTACCTTGTAGAGCCCAAGCAATTCTATCTGCTTTCTTCTTACCACCGTGGGTTACATCTGTAATTACAACCCAACGACCTTCTGACCTCATCTCATCTTCTAAATAAGGCATAATCGCATTTTTCAATGCTCCCGATTCTATTCCTACAATCGTTGCCTGATTTTCAATTGCACTCTGTAATATCTTAGCAGAAGTCTCTTTAATATTCCACCTGCCGTGGAGTATATCCTTAACCCACCATTCGTCATTATGGATTTTAACAATAGTAATTGCAGTCTCGTCCAACTTACTACCCTTGAGACCACGCTCTTTCTCAACTTTCTCAAATCCTGCAGGGTCAACTGCAATGACGTAGTTACCCTCTTTAGGCTCTTCTTTATCATATTTTATCCATTCTTGTTTAAATATTCCGCCTGTAAAGGACACAAAACTAGCTTCAAATTCTTGTCTGAAAGCCTGTGTACTCATTGTATCACGAGCTGTCTGAATTTCTTCAGGGTCGAGAATAGGATTATCTATGGAATTATATTGAAATGCTTCCCAATCTTCCTTCTTCTCATTTGATGCTTCCTTCCATATATCATAGAAGTGATTCTTACCTGCGGGAGTGCCAATAAATAATGCACCACCTTTTACATCAGCTAGTGTAGGGCGAATAATCTGTTCCCACACTTCGACCTTCATATTTG